ACACTTTTCATATGCCTTTCTGATGTTCTCTGATAATCTTTGTTTTGCATCCATAGTTTTTCCTTATAAGGGCCTCATATAGAGGCCCTCCCCGATCATACGAACGGAAGATTGTCCATATCCAGTTCCTCATCCATTCCGTCCGGAATGTCCATGAAGCCGTCCTTATCGCCCTGCTTCGCCTGGGTGTTTCCGCTAGATGCTTTGCTCTCCGCAAATTCCTGGCTTTCCACAACGACCTCTGTTGTGTAAACCTTATTGCCGTTCCTGTCGGTATAGCTCCCGGTCTGAAGCCTACCGATCAGGGCGATCTTAGTGCCCTTCTTCAGATACTTCTCAGCAAATTCTCCAAGCTTGCCGAATGCCACACAGTTGGGGAAATCGGCATTTGTCTGCCCTTCCTTCTTCTTTCCCATCCTGTCCACCGCAAGGGTGTATCTGGCAATGCACATCGGCTTATCTCCCTGTGTGTATCTCACATCAGGGTCCTTAGTGAGCCTTCCCATCAGTATCACTTTGTTCATTCTTTTTTCCTCCTTTGAAAACAGTCTTTTCAATAAGTGCGTGTTGATACTCACCGCCAAAGCGTGATTTATTGTTGTTGATGAAGAGGTATCCCGCTGGCGTATTTGTGCATCCATCAACAACTTTCCAACCTTCCGGAACATGGTCAAGAACTGCCATGCCTCTTACCTCCTCCTGTAGCACTGTGTTGTTTCGCATGTTCAAGCTCATTTTCTGTCGGGAATATAAATGTTTGCTCATCCGCATCAAGCGCAGACATAAGCATCTCTAAAACATATGTGCATTGTTCGCGGCTTTTATACCTTGCTAGTTCGCCACCGGCTCCGTTTTTCGCCACCGCCTGAATACCTGTCCCGTTGCCAGTAACGTGAAATCTCGATATGTCTGCGAAGTTCCAGACCGCTTGCCTGTTTTGCGTGTAGATTGCTATCATTCGTCGCCACCTCCTGCTTCATCCCACTTCTCTAGCATCCGCAGAAACTTGTCGGCCTTTGCGCTCATCAATGTTCCGTAATACTGCCTCTCATGCCCTACTTGCACATATAGCTTCTTCTGTGTGCCAATATTGACATAGCCGATTTCCATGTCAGCGTGTTTGTTTCGTAAGCCTGCCATATCAATTCCCCCATCCTTTCAGAAGCTCTTTCCATGTCTTGAAATCAATTGGGCAGTCAACAAACTCCCCATCCTTAATCCCTACGATCACCACCGTCCCCGCAATGATCTGACTTGTCGGCCAGTTTCCAAACTGGAAGTTCCGCGCCTTGCAGCAGTATTTCCCGTCCTCATTGCACAGGAGAGCCGCACCGTCATAGATCTTGATTGCCTCCACATATCCCTCTACCGTCTTCTGCAGATTCTTCATAGACGGGCTGATATTAGTTACATGGCCAAATTCCTCATCAGGCCGTTTGATTATTACTCGGATTTTTGCGCCGCTCGGTTTTCCCATATCTTTCTCCTTTCCTTGAGCTTTCATGCCTATCCCATTTCGCCATATTCAAATCTCGCCTGTCTTGCTTTTTCATATGGCTTCGCAAGCATTTCTATACGTTCTTCATCGTAATCAAATGTTTCGCAATACGGTAATTCACCGCCTATTTCTCTATCATGTATTGCCGTCAATACTTTTTCCGCACTTATGCCGTAAGTGAACCACGACTTTTCGCGGTCTACTGCCAACCATGTTGATATGTAAAGCCTAGTGTATGGCTCTTGGTCCGCCGCCATAGCAACATCAAAACAACATTTTTCAATCAGCACTTCACCCCGCAATGTGTTAAAGTACATTGCATAATAATGCCAAAGTTCAATATCTTTCTTTGGTGGTATATTCCCGAGCAACAAGAGGACTTTAATCTTTTCTCCAACAAATCTGCTTGCCCTTTTTAAATCTTCCTCTGCCCCATTCCTCGGCGGTTTGACCTCTACATACCAGTCATATTCAGGGAGATAAAAGTCCGGCAAATACCTTGTACCATCTGGAAGTTCAAAACCTTCCGGCTCATATTCGTAAGGTATATTTGCGGTATCAAAAAATACAGCCCACCGCGCTTCGAGCCTGCTCCTAAATCTGAGCCCTTTGTAAACTGTCTCAATCGCTTTAATTTGTTCGCTCATAAGTAATTCTTTCCATATCTCTGCATGAATGCTTCTCTTGCTTCGGCCTCATTTAAGCCATTCTGGGCCATTTTCTCTTCGTAGGCTCTCTGCCCTACCTGCCTCAGCCTTCTCATCGCCTGTGCGTCAAAATGGACGCCCCTGGGCGGTATATTATGGCAGTAAGGGCAGAGATAAACGACAAGCCCATCCTCATCGGAGAGCCTGCGGTTAGCCGCTCCGAATATGTGATGGGTCTCCGTCATTCCGTACTGCCCGCACAAGAAGCAGACGCCCTTCTGTGTATCAAGTATTGATTTACTCATTGATTTCTCCGTCAATAACACCGTTGAACTTGATCGAAGGTATTGTTTCTGCTTCATCGGTCGTCCAATACTGGCCGGATTCTTTACCGTCGATCTGTATGACCATGACATTTCCTGGCTCTACGATCTTATCTGCAATAAAATGGTCGGTAACAACCCGGCTCATAAGTGAGGTCCGTTCTGATCTGATAGTTCGCTCGCTTATGTATGACTGGAACTTCTTTAACAGTTGCGCGGAGTGACTGCGGAGGAAAAGATCGTATGCGTCCGTCGAGAAGTTTGGCCGTGTTGACGTGTTCTCCCATTTGCGATACTGCTTTTTGGCAAAACCGGAAAACGATGTGTCCGCGTTGAGCATCATTTCCAGGTTCTCATTTGCCCTCTTTACGCGGTTATCGAAATAGATAATGTCTGCCTGTTCATACTTCTCGCTTTTATCGAGGAAGTCACCGACGGTTCCGACATAGAAGAAACCATAACCGTTTTTCGCTCCGATCTTAATCTTGGTGTCTCTGTCCTTGATTTCTTCAAGGAATTTTCTAAGCCTTGTTTTTACCATTGTTTAGCCTTTCTCTTAATGCTTTTATTTCCAACCTTGCCCCCATACCGCCCGCACCGGAAGCAGACACCCTTCTGTGTATCAAGTAATGATCTGCTCATTCTTACTACAACCTACGATTCGCTTTTTTCTGGTCATCATCGCCAGACTTCGGACTCATAATCCCGCGCCAAATTGCATACGATCCCGCTTCAATTGCCTGCATCATCACGCTTTCTGTCATGTTTTCTTCTCCGAAAACTTCTTTTGTGATACCAAGCATGTGAGAATACATGATAAGCGCGTCCTTCATTCGGCTATCTTCTATTATCTTCTGCTCATACTGGCTTACGGCTTTTGAAACGTCAGCCTGTGTCTTTGAAAACTCACCCCTTAATGCTTTTGATTTGCTCTCAAGTCTGTCGATCTCCCTTGCAAGAAGAGAAACCGCAGAATTATATCTTTTGAGATTCGCTTCCAATGTTTGCTTGTAACAAGAAGCGGTGCTAGAAACAACACCTTCATTCTCTGCAATGATTTCTTCGATCATTTCAACAGTTCTGCTCTCAAGCTGCGCTTTGTTCGCGCCCTTCTTTTCCATAGCTTCCCTTATATTCATTTCAACCTCTCCTTCAATCTTTTCATCAGCTCTGCGGGAGCTTCAACGCCGCCGCCCTCTTTTTTCTGCTCAATCTGCTCTACTTTCGGAGTGTCCGGAAGTGCCGGCTGCGGAAGTCTCACACCTGCAGGCGTAATTGCCGCGGTCATTTCTCGGCGCTGATACTCTTCAAACCTCTTTATGAACATTGGCCGCTGCACTCCCTCAAGAGTTTCCAGGCTTGTATTTCCCCACTGTCTAAAGGTCGAATAACCGCCAACAATCTGCTTAGTAATGTCGGGTAACTGATCCCATATATTCTCTGAGTTCGGCGCATATGCCTGTCTGAGTGCACGGATCAGTTGATTCCATGCGTTAGGCGCCATCATCGGAGCCGAATTGCTCAACCGGTATGACAACTCCCGGAGGTCCGCAATAGTCGGCGGGAACCGATGTGTCATAATGTAGTTTGTTGCGGCCTTGTTCAGCGTCGGATACGGAATGTCCTGCAGTGCGGTGTACCAGAGATTCAGCGCATATTCATCTTTGATGAAATTCTGCTGCGGATATGCGGTGGTCAGTCCTTTCATTACCACTTTGAAGTCTTCAAAAGATACCCGATTCTTCATTGCTCTTCCTCTCCATGTTTGCCGCCCACTGGTCGATCATGTCGAGCTTGCTAGTCGGCCTTGAATTTTCTATCTTGTCCCAAAACACACCTTGCCATCCGCTCTGAATGGACTTATCAATACATTCAATCACAGCAATTGAACCGTGAATCTGTTCCTGATTCTCCACCTGTTTCACAAAGCTCTGTATGCTTCGCTCTGACTTGTACGGTTTTTTAATCTCTTCTCTGTATTCCAGGAAGTCCAAGACCTTTTCTTTCACAGGTTCAGATAGTGACGATTCCGAAACAATATTATTTTTATCTATTATTATTTCTCTATTCTTGTTATATCTTTTATTATTACGGTCAAGTTTTTTGACCTCCTGTGGTGAAGTTTTTTGACCTCCAGCGGTCAAGTTTTTTGACTTCTTGTGGTCAACGAGTTCGACGATCTTTTCACCATCTACGAAAAAATACCGCTTTGCCGGGATACCCTTTAATTTGGTTCTCAGTATTCCGGATTCTTCCAATACCTTTACCGCTTTGGCCTGTTGGTATTTGGTGAGATTTGTGCGATCTTCTATCAGCTCGACCGTTTCAAAGAACATTCCATCGGTCAACATACCGTTGTTTTCAAAATAGACCTGTGAAGAAGCAAGCTCAGCAAGAAGAATCGCTGCATCGTTTCCAACTTGTTTGGCAATGGCCATGTTAACTGTCAAAAAACTCGACGATGCTATTAATTGAAGCACGTTCATTCTTCTCCTTCCTCCAATCTATACACCGCGTACATTGCCCCGTTTTTGGCTTTTCTCTTCTCGGTGGTAATGTTGTACCCCTGTCTCCGTAAATCGTGTATACGGCCGGATAAGCGGGTGATTTGGTACAGTTCAAACGCCTCCAGGGATGTTATCTCCCCGTTCTGTTTGATGTGGTTCAATACAACTTCGTTCTGCGTCATAGCCTTTACCCCTCGCTATTTTGTAAAGTGTCATAAAATCATCGAATGACATGCAGACCATGATTCCCTTTCGACTTCGTTTCCAGAAAACAGCCGGCATTCCATCCTTACGTTTCTCAGCTTCTTCTGTTGCCTGCTGAAGGGCTGCCCACGGATTCAATCGCTCAACTGCTTTGGCTTCTATGTGGATGCCTTCAAGCCCGATCACATCAGACTGCTTGAACTGCACATATCCTCTGTGTGTATTAAATCCATACTCATTGAACAGTTTTGACAATTCGCGTTCAAACCTTGCTCCCTTTTCCCGGGATGCCTTACCCTGTTTTCTCTTCTTTTCGTCCATGTTGCCTTTCCCATTCTTCAAGTGCTGCCCGGACCTCTCGCGGCATCGGCGGTTGAAGTCCTAAATCCTTCATGTCCTCAATGATGCCATCCAGGAGCACTGAGAATTCCTTTGTATCGTAGGTGGATGAACCGTAGTAGCAAAGCAGTTGAACTGCTTTCCTGCCGTTTACATCCACCTCTCCGACTACTTCCGTCTCTCTCCACAACCCCTTGAAGGTCTCAACTGCTTTTTCGCTAAGAAGTACATAAGTGTACTTCCCATACTTTCTGAGGGATTCAAGGTATATCTCCCATTTGTCTCTCGGAGGATTCAAGGACTTTGCGATCTCTCCGATGCAGTGCCACATAAGCGCATTTGCATCGAGGCTTCTTTTTCTGGTCTTCCTCACGATCTTGATCGACAGATCCTTGTCTTTCAGATCATCGATGCCGTAAAGGCTTTCATTGACTGCCAACTGCAGGACCGGCTTTGAAGTCTCAAAATCACGGCTTATGCCGGTGAGTCTTCCGGTGAAATTCATTTCTTTTTCTCCATACACTTGTTGTATACAGCCTTAACCGCCGCATCACTCATCGTCTCAAGGCTCTGCGACTGTACTGCGCTCAGAAGTGCTTCCCTCATCTTTCCTTCGGGATAGTGCTTACCGACAACCGCAAGCATCTCTTCCCTCGTGGGGTATGCGGGCTGACCTGTGCGATCAATGGCCGGGTCTCTGCGGTTTACAGAATTGAGGGTTTCGGATGCGTTCTGGTCGGGGTCGTCTCCCGTCTGAATCTTGTACGCCTTGAGCAGTGCGTACTTGTCGGAATACGTCATTGCTTTCCCCGTTGCCTTATCCTGTGTGTCAACACCGTCACCGTATGTGGTTATGTCGATATATTCATCGGGGTTTTCCATGTTGACAAATCTGTACACGGTTTTCATTCTGAGGTACAGGCTCTTTCTTTCGCCGTACTTCGTTGTGGCGACAATTTCGCCGCTTTCCACGATTTCCCTGCTATATGGATATGAATAAACACCGTGCCTTGCCTCTACTGGCTTGACTGCCGCCAATACATCAGCTTCACCGACCGCTTTGTACTGGCTCTTTCCTTCGCCTACTTGAAGGTTCTTTGCAACTGTGCTTATCTCCTGCGTGATTGCACTCATCTTCTGGAAAATGTTTTTTTTGTTTTCAATAGCCATATCTCTGTCCCTCCATGTAATCATCTACACTGTGACGGTCTGCGCATCCAAGGTGAAACACAATGCCGCCGACTTCGTAATAGTAATCATCCGTTATCGGCTCACCGCATAAATCACACACGGGACAAAGCTTTTCGTATTCCGCTTCTTCCGCGTCGTGCCTGTTAAAATCTTCAATCGGATCAGGGCCTCTCATGCTTTCCACCTGCTTTCTTCGTACTCTGACTTGCCTCTAAGCGTGTCAAATTCCCTTCTAACGGTTCTCCAGTCCTCACTGTTCGATGTAGTGGAAACGTGCGCCGAAACGCTGTCATGCTTCTCTCCCGATGGGGAAATGGTAACGGTTATATCACCGATGTAAAAAGTGCCCTTTTCGTTGTAGCCGTTCCTTCGCATATAATCCTGTACCTGCTGACCAACCGTGTAGAGGTAGTCGAGCAGTTGCTTTTCTCTTTCTTGCACCATAGATCTTTACCTCCTTATTCTTT